CTTTAGAGTAGACGAAACACAATGGGCCCTAACAAGGGCCCAGAATGCCAAATCTCTCCCACATAGGTATCAAGAGGATAGTCTGCAGAAAGACGCAGGTTACGCTCAAGAATCTATGAAGTGCAAAGCTTTATGCACCCTCCTGAGTGGATCTTCCACTCGATCAGACTGTTTCGTTACAGTGTGATCCAACGGCGTTTTAGTGCGAGGTTGCCGTACCTCACTGATCGCGTCAAGTGATCAGGATCAATCAGCTCAGAGCCGATCAAGCTGAAACACTTGAGGAGCGCAGCGTCACCGTTTAACGGGTCACGCCTTCGAATGGGTTGTACAGTCCAGCGTTTAGATTTTAGACACTGGTACCGTTCATCCCATCCGTTGAACGACTCGGCGTTGCTGAAACTGAGCCATCCAAGCCCCGCACTACCTCTAGCTATCCTCTTGCGGTCAATGACTTTTTCAAGGTCACTGAACTCGCTCTGAGAGATAGAGGGAAGCTCACCAAGGATGCTTTCTACAAGCGTCCTCAGGAACTTCGCCGTTTGCCATAAGCCATTCAAGTAAAAGTGATTGGCCAAGGCAACTGTAGAGGCAATACCATGCGAATCAGACCGATCCACGGGAAGCGGACGTCGGACGTACGTCGGAGTGACGTTACAACCGTTATACGCATCCACGCCACAAGACTCTCGAAAGTTTCCCTTCCAGAATGACTTGTGGCGATTGACCTTGAAGCCTAAAAGCTCCAGAGTCTCGCAGATCGCGGGTGCCTCATCCGCGGGGACAACAAGATCATCCCCGTAGACATAGATCCCCTGACAGCATGTTTCGACTGTCTTGGGAGATATGCGCACTCCTAACGCCCTGACTCTATGTGTGACTATGGCAATGAAAAACGCCATAGCCTCCATTGGGAAGCAGAGCGCAGACCCCATCGACGCGAACTTCCTAAGTGGTATAGTTACACCACTCGGGAGAGTCGCCCTAGTGCTACGACAAGCAAACACTCGTCTACGAAAAGTCGGAAACGAGCGAAGCATGTCACGCACAAGGCGGGCAGACACACGGTCTGAAGCATCTGACATATCCAGTGTCGCGCTTACGCGAGAGACTGAACTGTCAAGTGCAAGCCTGGCATTAACCTT